GGGGGCCATCGCCTGCGGTGGGGGCTGGGGGCGACCCACGATACCCGTGCCAATCCCCATCTGCAGCCAGAGGGCCCGCGCCTGCTGCGCAATGGGGGACTGGAGGAGCGGGTCCTGGCCGTCGTCGATGGCGTCTTCGCCCGCGCCCACGTCCTGCCCCTGCCCGAGCGGCGGCGGGCCCGGGGGCGGCGCACCCGGGGGGCCAGGCGGCAGGGGCCCCGGGCCCGGGGGCGGCCCCTCCGCCGGCGGCGGCACCGCCGGCGGAGGCAGACCCCCCGCACCACCCGGCATGCCGGGGGGCATGCCGGTCGGGCCACCGCCAGGGGGAGTCACTCCCGGCGGCGGCATGGGTGGCGGCGGAGGGGCGCCCCCCGGCGGACCCGCAGGCCCGCCAGGCGACATCTCGGGCGGCATGCCCGGGGGCATCCCCGGCGGCATCCCCGGCGGCATCCCCGGCGGCATGGCGTCCAGGCCCGGGAACCCCGGGGGCGGCGGCGGCATGGCCACCAGGGACAGGTTGGTCAGGTTGAGGGGCGGCTCGCCCATCCCGCCCGGCTCGTACACCTCCCCCGTGTCGGGGGTCAGGGTAATGCTACCAGGCGGGGCGGCGGTGCCGGGGGGGCTCACGACGATCTGGAAGTTAGCGGTACGGTCGCGGGGGTCGAAGCCCGGCGGCATGAGCACCATCGGCTGGGCGCTCTTGGGGTTGGCCTCGCCCGGTGCCAGCCAGCCGCCCTTGCGTTTGGGGGCAAACCGCCACCGGCTGGGGTCGGGCTCTAGCGCCGGGTTCACCCAGCCGGGCTTGGTGGCGACCATGGCGGGCTCCTGTCAGGCGCGTGCCCCCGGATACGCCGCATTTGGGTTGGCGAGCGACTCCTCGGAAATCGCCTCATTGTACGGTACGGCTTCATATGGCGTGGGCGGTATCTGCTGCTGCGCCTGCAGCGCCTGGACGCGGGCCTGCAGGTCGCCCACCAGGTCCACGTCGGTCGCGGGCTCCAGCCGGTAGATCCGCAGGCAGAGGCCCTTGGCGTCGGTGGCGATGAGGATCTCCAGCGGGACCTTCCAGGGCATCATCGTCTGCGGGACGCCCCCCGCCGTCAGGCAGGCCACCAGCATGGCGGGGTCCAGGGGCGGGTGCAGGGTGGCGACGAGGGTGCGGGTGGGCTCAGGCATCGGGCAGGTCCTCCACCTCGGGTAGCGGGGGGTTGGCCCGCTGGATCTTGCCCCAGACGGAGCCCAGGTACTCGCGGACGGCGGTCTGGCCGTAGGCGTCGAGGGGCAGGCTGCCCGTGGCGTAGTGCGCCATCAAGGGCTCCACGCTACGCGCCGTCGGGGTGCGCCGGCGGTTCGCCTCGTCCGCCAGGCGCTCCGCGAGGATGAAGGCGCGGGGGGTCTGCTCCAAGACCCGATTCGGCCACCGCATCTGCGACATTCAACTGCTCCCGTTCGATGTACGCCGCCGCCTCGCGGAGGTGTGGCTCCCCCGTCTTGCGCAGGTACTTGATGACGGCCCCCCGCAGCACGTCCTGGAACTCGGGGCGGGTGAACACCAGGCGCAGAAACTGCATCTGCTGAAAGCGGGCAAACGCCTCCGGCATGCTCCGCCGCAGCTGGGCATCCGACAGGTCCGTGGGGTCCTCGGTCATGGCTCCGACTCCTCCGCCACGAGTTGGGGGCCCTGCCACAGCCCCCCGGTCTGGTCCTTGACGCGGATGATCTGCCGCAAGATGGGCATGATCTGGCGGAGCACCGCCCCCGGCAGGAGCCACGCCTCGCCCTCGCCGACCTCCCAGTCGGGCCCGTGCTCTAGCGTCAGCATGAGCGTCCCCGCCTGCGGCCCGAAGCTGAGGCAGAGCCGTTTGTCGAAGCTGGGGACCGGGCTGGGGGGCGGGGGCGCGGCCTGGCCGTTCGGCAAGAGCAGCCCCGAGGGCGGGTCCTCCCGCACGGGGTCGGGGTCGGGCGGCTGGATCCGGCCGCCGTAGCCCTTGGCCGGGTTGAGCCGCCCCCGAATCAGATCCTCCTGGCCCTGCTTGGGCTCCTGGATGGGGCGAATATCGGTGCTGACCACGGGCGCCTCGTAGCCGTTGAGACGGAGCAACGCCGGGTCGATGCCGTTCTCCATGGGTTACATCCCTGTGCCACCGCGGGTTTGCTGGGGCATTGTACCCCCGCTCACCCCCGGGGGGACGCCGCCGCCCACGAGGTTGCCGCCGGGCCGCTGGTGCCCCATGGGCGGCGCCCCGCCGGTCCCGTTGCCGCCGCCCTGGTCCGAGGCCTTCGGCCGCCCCGACGGGGGCTCCAGGCCGCCCGGGCTCGGCATGCCGGGGGCGCCGGGCTGGGGCTCGCCGCCGCCGCCGCCCTCGTCGCCCTGGGCGATGCGCTCGATGAGCCGCATGTACTCGGGGGAGTCGGCGCCGTAGTACGCCTTTGCCATGGTGAGGGCGGCGAGTTCGATGATCCACGGCAGGCGGTCGATGTTCTGCATGAGCAGGAGATCCTCCCACTCTTGCGGGTTGTCCGTCAGGCCCGAGAGGCGCCACGACTCGTGGAGGGGCATCCAGTTGTTGGTCGCGAAAATCTGCAGGGCCTTCGCCTGCTCGATCATCGCGGGGTCCAGGCGCCGCCCGAACTGCACCTCGTAGCCGTTGTAGTAGCCCTGCACGTCCTTGGGCTTGACCGTGACCTCGCCCCGCGGGTTGCCCTCGCGGTCCTTGCCGGGGAGCGGCAGGGTGAGCGGCTCGTCGAGGAAGCACTCGATGATCATCGTCGCCAGGCGCAGCATATCCGCCACCCCCTGGCGGAGCGAGCCCTTGCCCGGCTCCAGCTTCAGCTGCCGCTGGGATTGGAGCGCCCACACCTGCTCGGCGGAGCGGGTGCCCTGGGAGGAGGACGAGCCGCCGGCGACGGAGTTCCGCTGCAGCATGGACTCCAGCATACCCACCGTCTGCGCCAGTTCGGGTGGCACGACGGGCCCCTCCAGCCGCTTGATGTAGTGGCCTTTCCGCTGGTCCACCTCCAGGAACTCGCCGGGACGGATCACCACGTCGGGCTTCCCTTCCCCGAGGAAGCCGTAGAAGGTGAGCCACGCATTCCACGCCAGCTGGGCCATGTGCATGGACATGACCTGGGACTCGGCCTCATACAGGCCGCCGGCGTTGGAGAAGAGGCCGCGGTAGCGGTCGGCGGGGGCGTCGAAGCTGGTCTCGCGGAAGGGCATGATGATGTACGGGATCTCGGGGTAGCCGTGGGGCGCGACGCCGTCGTCGCCCGACCCGAAGATCGGCCAGTCGTCCACGAGGATGCAGCGGTCGGGCCCCACCCAGATGTCCTGCACCTCGATGGACTCGTACTTCTGGCGGCCCCCCGTGATAAAGCGCAGCCGCTCCCGCATACCGTCCAGGGTGTACGTGGCCTCGGCCTCGGCCACGGTGACCTTGTAGGTCTCGGTGACGGCCAGCAGTTGGCCCCGCTCGGTGCGCCGCCACTTCGTGAAGCGGGGGTTGCGCCGCTCGCAGATGATGGGGTTGCAGGTGTGGTGTCGCACCTGCCAGTCGTCCCGCGCCCGGGTCGCCGCGTCCTCGCCCTCCTCGTCGTCATCGTCCGTATCCACAGGGAAGGTGAGCAGGTCGGGGGTGGGCGTGGGGAGCCAGAGCGTCTCATCGAAGAGGATGCGAGCGATGCCCACCCGCCGCACCACCATGTCGAAGGCGATCAGCCCCAGGATGTCGACGGGGGTGCGCCAATCGTGGAGGAGGCCGTGGGCCACGCGAGTGAGCAGGTCCGCCTGGGTGGCGTAGCGCTTCTTGGCCCGCGCCGGCCGCACGTAGATCTGCACGTCGTAGGGGACGAGCGAGTCGACGGCGGCGTCCGCATCCGCCGGGGCGGAGCCCGTCTTCACCCCGGGGGCGCCCTCGGGCACCTGGACCGGGAAGTTCTGGAAGTACAGGTCCTCCTCGCGGGTGAGGCCGCGGTCGAAGGACTCGGAGCCCTGCCCCCAGTCGGACTCCAGTTGGCGGGCCCAGTTCCGACAGTCGTCCAGGCTGGAGAGGCTAGCCATTAGATCGTCCTCATCATGCTGCGCCCCCGCCATTGGTTGGGCGGGCGGTGCTGGTCGCGCAGGTGGCGCAGGAAGAGGCGCTGCCGCTCCTCCCGCCGGGGCCCCAGGTCCGGGGGCGCCGCGGGCCCGGGCCCGGTGCCGACGCCGAACTGCTGCCCCGCCCCGATCTGGGTGAGGTAGGGGGCCACGGCGACCTCGGGGTGCTCCTGCTGGTCGAAGTAGTCGGAGCGGGTGTAGTGCCAGGCGTAGTAGCCGAGGGCGTCCATGGCGTGGTCGTTCCACTTGCGGGCCCGCTCGTCGCGGGTCTGGCCCATGCGCCGCACCTGCTCGTACTGGTACGCCTTATGTTCGCGGATGACGTCCCAGCACATGAGACGGGCGAAGACGATGTGCGAGCAGGTGGTCAGCTGCAGGATGTCCTGCTCGGTGAGCCGCTCGTCCGACAGGCGCTCCTCCAGGCGGATCAGGTAGGGCTGCTGGTCGCGGGGCTCCAGGTCGTTGTACTCGTCCCAGGTCAGCCCCTGGTCGTCCAGGATCTCCCCGAGCCGCTCCTGGCGGATGGGGTAGAAGCGGAGGGGGTCCCGCAGGAGGCGGCGGTAGACGGGGAGGCGGGTCTCCACCTTGGGCTTGTCCTCAATGCCGAAGACGGGCCAGCCCAGGCGGGTGAGGCGCTCCACCTCCGCGGGGTAGGCGCCGTCGATGATCATCTCGGTGACGTTGGGAAACCACGGCCGCTGCTGGCAGTCGGCGGTCATGTCCTCGGCGAGGGCCCCCGCCTTGTAGTAGGAGTCGATGACCACGTGCTCCTGCCAGCCCCGCTCGGGGTACTGCTGGATGGCGAGCACGGCGTAGGGGTTGGCCCCGCCCGACGGGTCGCCCGTGACGTACACGGGACGGTGGGGGTCGAACGCCACGAGGGGCCCCTCCTGGGCGTGCACCGAGTCCCGGTACTGGGGGAACACCAGGTTCCGCCCCCGCCGGGGGATGGCGCAGTACTGCTCCAGATATTCCATCGGGTCGTCGGCGTCGATCTGCGCCTGGACGAGGGCGGGCGACTGGCGGCCCCGCGGGTGGACGTAGAAGTTGTGGTAGCTCTCCAGCAGGAAGACCTTCCATGCCGTGTTGTGGGGGTTGGCCTTGACCTTCTCGATCTGCTCGTAGAACCAATTGCCCTCGCCGTTGAAGGAGGAGAGCACGAGGGCCTGGCCGTTGTTGTCGGTGAGCGGCGGGTAGATGGCGCGGATCCAGGCGTCCTGGGAGACCTGGGCGCCCTCGTCGACGACGGTGAGCGCCACCGAGGCGCCGGGGGCGGAGTCTCGCTCGCCGGCGGTGTTGAGCGACACGCCCTCCAGGCGACAGCCGTTCTCTAGCTCAAGGAGGCGCTCGTCGCGGGAGTCGCGGTGGCGGACGATCTTCCAGCCCATGCGGCGGATGATGGCCTCGACGACGTCCCAGCAGCGGCCGACCTGCTGCATGGTGCGGGCGCTGAGCCAGACGGTACAGCCGGGGCGCAGCCAGAGATAGGCGGCGGACTCGTAGGCGGCGTACTCGGTCTTGCCCGTGCGGCGGCCCCAGCCGGTAACGCGGAACTGGGCGGTACAGCGGGCCACCGCCTGCTGGCCGTTCCAGGCGCCGGGGAGCCCCGCGGCCTCCCAGCCGGCGGTCTCCTGCTGGAGCGCCAGGTACGCGGCGATGCGGTGGTCCTCGTCGGGGAGGGCGCCCAGGTCCTGCCAGAGGCGGGTGTAGAGCAGGCGCTGCAGGTCCCGGTCCTGGGGGACGTACAGGCCGTGGGGAGTAAAGCCGAAGTGGGCGAAGGCGGCGAAGCGCTCGCGGGGGCTGAGGGGCTGGCCGCGGAGGGCGCGGGACTGGGCGCGTTGAATGACGGGAGCGAGAAAGTCCGGGCTGGTGGGCCCGAACGCCACCAGCCCGGACAGGTCCAGGTCCTCCAGGCCCGCGAGGGCCACACGGTCGGCCACGCTACTTGCGCTTCTTATCGGACCCCATGCCGAACGGGAAGGGCTTCTTCTTCTTCTTGGGGTCCACCGTCAGGGGCTGGCCCGTGCGCTTCGCGGTCTGGGCGGCGGCCGCCTCGCCGGCCGGCGTGTACGGGAACTGCTTCTTCTTCTTGCCGGTCCCAACGGTGGGCATGACACATCCTCCAGGGGCTTCGCGGTCGTCGGCCCACGCCGCCAGCGTGCGCAGGAATAGGACGCCGTCCACTAGCGCTTCTGCGAACTGGAGGACATCCCCAGGCCGCCATTCACCTTGCGGGCACCCGTCAGCCGCTGGGCGGGCTTCCGCGTCTTCGTGGTCACCGGGATCAGCTTGCCGGTACTGCTAGCCATACTACTGCCTCCGCGTCCGGTGTAGTGGGGGAACTGGGGCTGGATGTCCACGGGGCCTCCTACGGCTGGGGGTCCACCTCGCCCAGCACAATGGCTTTGTTCGTCCACATGGCGGCCTCTTCGAGAGCGGCGAGGGCGAGGGCGCAGTAGCGGTCGTGGACGAGCGACATCTCCAGGTCGGTATGCAGGCTGGAGAAGGCGTGCCGCATGCGGTCCATCACCCGCGCCTGGGCGGGGGTGGGCTGGTGGCCGGCGTACTCGGGGCGAATCACCGCTTCCCCTTCTTCGGCTTCTCCCCCGCCAGGCGGAAGGAGATGGCCACGGCCTGCTCCACGGGTTTCCCCTCGGCGACCAAGCGCTTGATGTTCTCGCCCCGCCCCTTGGCGGTTTTGGCCGCGGCGCCTTTGAGGAGCGGCATCAGGCAGCCTCCGGTCCCATGAGGCGGGCCCGCAGCTTCTGCACCCCGGCGGTCCAGGCTTGCGGGGCCACGGCGCGGATCTCCGGTTCGAGGATGGCCAGCGCCTGCAGGACGGCCTCGTTGATGGCCTTGCGGACGGTGGCGTTCTCCTCGGTGTACTTCTGGAGGGCCTGCACCAGTTGGAGCACGCCCTTGGTGGCCCGCTGGTGCTCGGCGGAGCCGATGCGCCCGGTCGTCTCTAGCTGCTGGGCGTGCATCTCCGCCTGGACCAAGCGTCGGATCAGGATCTCGTACTGGGGGCCGTGGCCCTGGTACTCCGCCTTGAGGTCCCGCACCAGGGCGTCCGAGCGGATCTGCCAGTCGTGGAAGGACTGCATCTGGTGGCAGATGGCGAGGTAGGCGACCTCCGCCTCGCGGACCTCGGCCTCCAGCTTGCGGAGGTCGGTGAGCAGGGCGCGGTACGTGGCCTGGGCGCGGGGCAGGGCGGCCGAGTCGGCGGCAGCGGCCTGGAGCCGGTGCAGCCCCTGCTGGTAGAAGACGAGCAGTTCGTGGTGGCGGGCCCGCAGCGTTTCCTGGCGGTCGCCCGCGGAGAGGCGCTCGGCTTCGAGGGCGGCCCAGTGCAGGTCCTGGGGGGCGTTGGGTGCCGTCATGGTGGCGCCTCCAGGCTCAGCATAGAATATGCCGCACCAAGCTGCAATGGGAGCGGGCATGGGGGAGTGGCACCGGTGGCGGGCCTGTGAGCCGGGGGATGGGACGCGGACCTGCTGCTTCCGCTTCCCGCCCCAGGTGCGGGCGGATCTGGAAGCGCTGACCAAAGCCTACGGGGATACCCCCGCGAACATCGTCCGCCACCTCATCCACAACAAGGCGAACCAACTGCGCCTGGCGGATGCGCTCCCCGATCTCGGGCTGGGCCTGCATGCGGTGGACAAGCCCCCCAAGCCCAAGCGGGTCCGGGTGCGGCAGCCGCCCAAGCCGAAGCGAGTGCAGATGACCCCGGAAGAAACGCAAGCCGCGGCGGATGCGTTCTTCGTCCCCGTGGACCTCTTTGACCCGGAGATCCTGGCGCAAGATGCCGTGAACCGCGCCATCGCGGAGGAGCGCAAGGCCCGCCGCAAAGTGGAGCAACGAGCCCGGTACAACGCCACGGCCCGCGCCAAGGCCCGGGCGGCTAAGGGCCTCCCCCCTGTCGTGACCGCCCTGCCCCCTGCGCCCGAGGCGCCGCGCTGCCCCGTGTGCCGCACCCTCGTGCCTTTAGATCAGCGGCATATCTGCATCGGCTGTCCCCGCTGTCGCAAGCCCCTGGTGGTCGGTCAACCGCACACCTGCACGGGGTTTGTCTTCCCTTAGCCTGTCGTTACAGTCAAAATGCTCCACGGGCCGGAGCCTGTCAGTACAGGGGTTCCGGTGAAGGGAGCCCCTATGCCAACGCGCACCAGCACCTTCCGCCTCTCCCCTCGCACGCTCCTCCTGCTCGACACCCTCGTCACCCACGCGGCCGCCAAAGACCCTACGCAGCCCTATGCCCAGTCCCGCACGGGCATGCTCGTGCGCCTGATTGAGAACCAGATCCAGGCCCAGGGGCTCCGCGTTCCGCTAGAGCGCTCCGCTCGCTCGCCGGGGTTCCGCTAGCGCGGGGTAGGTATGCACCATTTCATGGGCGCGGACGCCCACACGGGGGGGCCTGAGGCACGCCTCATGCGGCCCCGCAAGCCCGCAGATCTACGTGACGTAACGTGCGGATGTAAGGGGCGCGGGGAGGGAGGCGGAGCCTTGGCGGGAGGCCCGGGCAAAGCACGTCACGCGGGTAACGCAGGACGAATAGTATTCGTCGCGGGTAGCGCTATACGCAGATCTACGCGAGGCTCGGCTGGGGCGGTAACGACGGGAGAGGCGGCAGACGGCGGTGTGGGGGTAGGGTCAGCCCCCAACAAACGGCAGCCGGCTGCCATTCTTGACTTTTGGAAACGACCCGCTGTACCATTGCAGTGCACCCCGAACCGAACTCCACCGAACGGAGCGGCGACAACGGGGCCTGCAAGGAGTGACCCACGATGGTAGCGTTGCCCGAGACCGTAACCGTCAGCATGGCGGACCTGATCGCCCTAGCGGCCCGCAGCAAGCGGGTGGAAGAGGCGCTGACCGCAGCGGACACCCAGTTCGCCGGAGCCTTCGCCCAGTTGGCGGAGGCCCGGCGCGGCCTGACCGCCATGCGAGACACCTACAAGGCGTGGGACGTGCAGGTCCGCGTCAGCGAGGTGCCGCCGGCCGGGAGCGGGGCGGCCACCAATGCCCGGGCCTACCTTGCGGCGCAACCGCAGGGTTCGGGCTATGCGCCGACCGTCCCCACGACACCGCCGAGCGGGTTGCACGATGCCCGGGCCAATGGCACGGCCAGCCCCGCTGCGGCGGCCATGCGGGATGCGGCCGCGGATGGTGCGTACACCCCGTATGCGGACGATGCGGCCGTCGCGGCCTTGATCGGCAAGGGCTGCACGGCCGACTTCGTGGCGCTCCACCATGTGGCCCGGGGCGGCCACGGCAAGTCCCGTCCTTGCCCGGCCGTGGCCCGGGGCGTGGCCTGTCAGTGTGTCAAGCAAGTGGGCACCAAGTGGGCATCCGTGCAGGGCACGGCGGCCGCGAACGCCACGGCCACGGTGAACGGCACCACGCCGACGACCCCCCCGGTGGCTACGCCGGCCACGCCAGCTACCCCCCCGGTGACGGCCGCCCCGGACCCCATGAACCCCCTCGCGAACGCCGAGGGTCGGGCCACGTGGAACGGGTACGTCAAGGCGTACATGGTGCGGGGCATGTCGCATGCCGACGCCATGTTGGCGGCCGACGACGCCATGTCGGTCACGGCGGCCCCCGTGGCCCCCGTGCAGACGGCGCCTAGCACGGATGCCACGCCTAGCACGGAGGCGTTGCCGTGCCCCACGGAGGAAGCGTTCACCAAGATGCGGGGCGAGTTCTTCGCGGCGGCCAAACTCACGTACATTGATGCGCTCTATGCGGCCCGCTCGCAGGGTGCGCCGGACCCGGACGGCGCGGCCTACAACGTGGACGCCAAGGCCGTGATCAAGATCAAGCGTCGGTTCGCCGGGTTGGTCGCCAGCTAACCCGTCCCCCGCACCGTGTCGCTTGGGCGCCCCGTACGTAGTGTACGGGGCGCCCGTTCATACCCTCGGAGGTGTACGTCATGACCGACTGCCTGTATTGCGACGCCGGGCGCCCCACCCAGCCATGCCCCCACTGCACGGCGCCTATCTGCCCGGTGTGCTGGCTGCAACACGTCGCCACATGCCCGGACCCCCGGTGCGACGAATGCGAGCAGGTGCGCCCGTGCCATTGGTGCGAGTGCGACTGCACCGTCTGCCCGGACTGCCTACCGCAACACGTTGCGGACGCCCACCGGTTCTAGCCGCTGGGGCCGGCCCCGGACGTCCGGGGCCGGCCCGTTCATCCCCTCGGAGGGGTCTCGCATGTGTAGCCCATCGCTCGCCCGGCGCCCGTGGCAGACGCCACGGCCCCCCCACCTTGTGGGGCATGGCGCCTACCTCACCCACAACCGACGGATGCGCGTATGGCTCGCCCGGGTGCGGCGCCCGGCCCCCGTGCCGGTCACCCGCATGGCCCGGCTGGCCGCGTAACGTGTCGTGGGGCGCCCCGCAGGTACGGGGCGCCCCGTTCAAGGTAGGAGGTGTCTCGCATGGCCGACTGGTACACGCCTGAGGCGCACGCGCATCCGACCCCAACCATGATCCTGTGGGAGTATCAGGCGCTCGCCCGAGCGTGCGTCGCCGCGGCCCGCCCGGGGGCGCACCCTCTCTGGACAACCCTCGTCACGCGACACCTCGCCCGCCTACAGGCATGGGGTTGCGAGGTGCCACCTACCGCACATGCCTAGCGCCTCACGTATCCCCCGCACATAAGCCCCGCGGCCATCATGGCCGCGGGGCTTTTTTGTTGCCCCCGGGCTGGCGACTACCCCCCCGGGCCGTTCTGCGGTCCCGGCCCGGCCCGTGGCATGGCCCGTACTCGCCCTAGGATGGCCGTAGAGGCCTGTTGGGGGCGTTTCGCGCCCACTGATAGGGTCGCAGGCGGAAAACGGCTCACAACGCGGAATCGCTTTCGGCGCGGCGCGGTGCACGTATGTGGGGCGCACGTATGCACGTAACGTGTAGGCACGTATGTATGTACGTGTACGTCACGCACGTCACGTATGCGTCACGTACACGTCACGTATGCGTCACGTATGTACGCACCACGCATGTACGCATGCATGCATCACGTACGTACGCAGGCATGCACGCCCCCGCGCCGCGCCCGCCCGCACGCCCGCCCGCGCCCGCCGGCGCGCCCGCCCCCGCTGGTCACGAGCGACAGGGCCGAGGTGTACGCATGCGCGCACGCGGCCGACGTCGCCGGTCACGAGCCACGTGGCCGAGGTGCGTGCAGAACCAGCGCTGGTTCTGACACATTGAGTACGCCGCTCGCCTCATGCGTACGCGAAAAATCGGCAGTTGGCCACTGTCAGCAGCCAACAAACCCAATGAATCATTGGCTTCTTGACAAACGGAAAGTCACTCGGCTAAACTGTCGAAGTCAGCACCGAAAGGGCTGTCGGAGCGGCACCGAGAGTGAAGGGAGTCAGCATGACCGAGACCGAGCGATGCCACGAGTGCTCCAGCCTGCGGACCTGCCGCTACTGCGAGCGGTGCTGCCTGTGGATTTGCCAGGGCTGCTGGCTCTCCCACGTAGGCCTCACCAAGGTGCACCAGCATGTGGGGTAGATATGCCGCGCTGGCCGAGGACCTGGCCAAGCGAGACAAGGCCAAGGCCCGCAAGTTCGGCGAGGTGGCTCGCATGAAATGTGGGTGGTGCCAGATGCCCCGGGATGGGTGCGAGTGCTGCACCCATCCCGGGTGCCACCGCCACTGCCGGCCAGGCTCGGATTTCTGTGCGGTCCACGGCGGCCGCATCACAAGCGAAGGGAGCATGATGACCGACAACCTCTGCCAGTTGTGCAGGAATCGCCTGCCTGACACCCGGTTCCACGTGTGCTGCAATGGCATGCTGTGCCCGTCGTGCCATGCCTACAGCGAGCAGATCAAGGAGCGCAACAAGCCGGTCCCCGCGAGCGAGGTCCTGCCACAAGCCGTCAGCCCCACGGCCCCCCGCCAGGTACCGCTGCCGACGACGCCGCCGGCGGGGAACGCCCCGCCCCCGCCGCAGCTACGACCGAACACGCCCGGCATCCAGCGCACCCGGGTCACGGGGCCGGCGTCCCGCCCCGTACCGCTCACGGGTTCGTTCAACACGCCAGAAATCTACAACACCCTGACCGGGGGTGGGGCACCGACGATCATGCCTGTCCGTAGCCCCATCATCCAGCAGCAGCCCATGCCCACGAGCCCCGACATCCTGCCCTGCGAAATCTGTGAGGACGAGGGGGCCGTGGAGGTCGCTCGCCACCATACCTGCGATACGCATTTCGTCCCGCCGCCGATTGCCGGGGGCAGCGGCGATTCGGATGGGGGCGAGCCACCCAAGGCGTACGTGGTGATGCTGGCGCAGCAGGACCCGCTGTCCGTGCAGTGCTTGGGCGTCTTCCCTGTCCTGGTCGAGGCCGAGAACTGTGTCCGTGCTCGGTACCTACGCACCGAGTACGGCATCGAATCGCCGGGCGACGCCATGCTGCGGCCCGAGCACTACGGCATGAGCCTCCAGGAGGTGCAGGCGGCGTGCGGCGAGGCGGACGAGGCCATCTTGCAGGCGGACGATAGCCCGATTGCCCTGGACGAGGGCAGTCAGTGCATCCGCATCAGCGTAGAGCTAATCAAGTAGGCCGTGGGGCCGGGCCACGTGGCCCGGCCCCACCCATTCGGAAGGGAGTCACGTTATGTACTGCGTCATCGGCGCCCACGTTTGCGAGAACTGCGACGGCCCCATCCCCGCGTACTACGGCAGCTACAACAACCTGACCCTGGCGCAGCGCGCGGTCCGCCGGGCGTACCTCCAGATCGAGCACGGGGTCACGGACGAGGACGACGCGGAGCAGATCGCCGTGGTCGGGGGGGCCGACCGCTACGCGGAGATCCAGGCCGAGGCCACGCAGTGCAGCCGCCTCGCCTACGAGTTCCCGCAGCGGGTCGCCGAGACCGACACGATCTGGATCGTGAACGCACAGGAGTGGAACTAACATGGCCATGCTACCCAAGCCCTACGACCGCCACGCCTACGTGTTTCGCCTGCACACCCGCGAGACCAACCACAGCGGCGACCCGTTCTTCGAGATCTCGTTGACCTTGACGCAGTACTCCGTGCTCGACGACGACACCACGTCGGTGTCCGTGCAGGAGTGGGACGGCCTGGTGCTGGCGACCTTCGGCTACACCACGGACTACGGCACGGACGCGGGACAGCGCCGCATGGCGGGCAATGGCTGGCCCGTGCAGTTCGACCTCCACGGGGCGGTCGGCCTGTACCAGGCGGAGGCCATGGCAACGACGCTCCACCGCATCGAGCGAGCCCTGGAGCGGCAGCAGAAGCAGGCGGGCTATGCCCCCGCGACCTTCGGCGCCCAGGTGCAGGCGGTCATGTCGGTCCTCAGCCTGGACTACGTGATCGAGCCGGCCAAGGGGGGATTCCACGCCCGGTGGGCGAGCGGCGAGCGGTACCGCACCCACAGCAAGCGGGAGGTGGGCTCGTACATCGACCGCCTCATCGACGAGTGGCTCACCCCCAAGGTGGAGGCGACGGCATGAGCGCCACCTACATGGCGCTGGACCAGTACGGCAACACCTTCCACAACCTGGGGCCGCACCCACGCAAAGAACTGCTGCGCCGGCTGTACCGCCAGCACGCGGAGCGGATGTACGTGGACAAGGTGCAGGGCGGCTCCGTGCAGGTGGGCTACATCATCGCCGGCCACTGGCTCACGCTCTACCGCGTCGAGCCCTGGGAGGTGCCGGCGTGACCCGCATGTCGAAGCAGGGGACATTCCATCGCCACTGGTGTAGCTGCGGGGCGTGGGTGTCGCATGGGGGACCTGCGGAGGCGTGTCAGGTGGGCAGAGGAGGGCGACCAGCCCTCCTCTGCCACTCCTGCAACGCACCGGTCAGCAAACACGCCGACGCAGCCACGCCACCTCGCAAGTATGCCCCGAAGCGGAGGCGCCAGGCACCGGGCTAAGCGCCCGCCCTACCTAACTCTTAGGTACGCGAAGGAGGTGTTAGCAGATGTTCGACTTGAACGAGAACCACTACGTAGTGCGGCGCTGGAACTGGCCGGGTGGGATGTGTGCCCACGCCTGCTTCGCCACGGCGGAGGGGGCCACGGCGTGGATGTGCAACGGCGCGGACGTGGCGTACACCATCGCCTGCCTGCCGCGGGCGCTGTGCCACTTCTGCAACCCGCGGGCGCCCCGGCCCACGGTCACGGCGTGGCAAGGGCGGGCGCCCGATGTCATGAGTCCCGAGGCCGAGGTCGAGGAGTTCTCGCGGCGGGAGGTGCGCCTGGGCCGGGACTACGGCGAGCAGCGGGGGGTGTACGCCAAGGAGGCGACGGGCCACTACCACACCTGCCCCTCGGACCTCACCCAGTGGGGGCTGTGCTACCGCGGGGACTGCGGCGGGCAGGGCGCGGGGGTGCCCTGCCCCTGGCATGCGCACACCCTGGCAGCCGAGCGACGAGCGCAGGAGCAGGCGCACGCCCAGGAGATCGCCCGCATGGGCACGATGCTGGACCGAGCGCTCGCCGCGTGGGCGGCCGAGCAGGGGAGCGAGCGCATGCGCACCCTGCTCCAGGAGGCGCTAGGTGCAGACCCGAGCGGCGAGTTCGGCGGACTCTGCTGGTAAGGCTCAGCAAACCCAGTAAAACATTGGGTTCTTGACAACTGGCAACGAACCCTGTAGACTGAATGAAGCGGCGCCGACTGGGCTGCCGTAGCGGCACAGTATAGGTAAGGGAGTCAGCGCATGGATACCGTCGCACGCATGGTCGTGGGAGCCGTCTTCTTGTGTGTCTTCCTCTGGTTCGTCGTGAACGTCACCGCCGGGAGCGGGCGACGCTAAGCGCGTGGGTTCTTGAAGCGGCATAGCGTAAGGGAGTCAGCATCATGTCTCACGGAATCACAGGCGACTCGTTCTGGCAGCTAGGCGAGCGGGGGCCGGCCTGGCACCACATCCAGGGTGGCATCTTCGTCCCCGGCGAGATGCCCTCGGTGGCCCTGCGCAAGATGGGCGAGCACGAGGTCGAGCGGGCACCGCTGGCAGCCTGGTCGGAGGCGGGCCAGGAGTGGGTGCCCATCACGTCCGACTTCGCCCTACTGCGTGGGCCGATTGCCTCGGACCCCAGCCGCAAGTCGCTGGGCGTGGTGACCGCGGACTACACGGTGGTGCAGCATGCCGAGCTAGCAGGCAGCCTGGATGCACTGGTCCATGCGGGGTGGCAGCTAGAGACAGCGGCCATCCTGCACGACGGCGGCCAACTCTTTATGACGTTCAACGCTGACGGGTACGTGGTCAACGGCGACGACATCGAGAACTACTGGGCGGCGTCGGTGCGCCACGCTCACACCGCACTCAACATCGTCAACACGCCGGTCCGCATGGTGTGTGCGAACACTTTCAACCTGGGCATGCAGCGGGCGACCGAGCGCATCAGCATCCCGCATTTCAGGACCGCTCATGAGGAGTTGGGCTGGGCCGTGGACGTACTGGCGCAGGCCCACGCACGGGACGAGCAGGTGCAGGAGGAACTCACCGCTCTCGGCCAGACCCCGATGGATGTAGACAGCTACACGAGTGTCTTGGACGCAGCCTATCCGCTACCGCGGCCCATCCGGCGCATGCAAGCGATCCAGCAGCGAGTCACGGACCTGGGCGGCAGCTTCGAGGCGCTCGAAGTGGACACACTGGCGGAGTACACCCGCTTGCAGGAATCCCACGAAGCGAAGCTGGCCTTGCAACAGCGGCTCCGTGATGCGGTCGGCGAAAGGGTGGTGAGTTTCAACGACAGCCGCCCGCAGTATGCCGATACGGCGTGGAGCGTCTGGAATTCCATCTCGGAAATCGAAAGCCACCGACGGGGCAAGAGCGTGGGTACGCAGGTCCTGTTCGGCGAGCGGGGGGAGGTCATGGCCCGCGGGTACAAGCAACTGCTCAAGGTAGCGGCGGCACGGTAGCGTGCCCGCCGTCGACGCCGTGAGATCACGGGATTGCATACGGCTAGACAAATGCAACACGACTACCCCGAGCAGCCCCAGCCCTGCCGGACCCCGCCAGCACCGACCGACTGGGCAAGCCAACCCGGGTCGAGCCGAGCCGACTACCCAACCGGCGCCTGTCCCTGGCCGACCCAGCCCGTGCGACCAGTCATGTCACCGCAGCCCAGGCGATACCGTGCCGACTGGACATGGCGAGCCAGCCGCAACCGTGTCTCGCCGACGACCCTGGTCTCAGCAGCACCACCCGGCCCCGAGCGACGGAGGTGACCAAGCCAGTAACGGCCACGCCATACCGACGTGTCCCACCGCGTCCTGTCGCCACCCTGCCGGTACGACTCGCCGTCACTGAACGGAGGTTGCCAGGCCGTAAGCGGCCACGCCATAGCGACACCTCAGTCCGCCCCCTGTCGCTACTTACCCCGCCATGCCTAGACGACTAGGCAGAGGGGGCCAGAGCCAGCGCTGGCTCTGGCCCCCACCATAGGGAGTCAGAATGGGGCTTGATACCACCCAACCTACCGCCGCAGGCATAGAGAAGATGTGCCTGATCGACGCCACCGCCGAGATCGCCCTGCACTTGGGCAGGGCGAAAGCCCTGGTGATGCGCCCCGAGTTGTGCCGCACCCTGCTAGAGAAAATCGCACTCGCCGCCATCACCGGCGTCTTGGACAGCAGAGAAGCCCGCGCAGAGGAGCAACCCACCCATGACAGCAGCCACCCATGAGGACACCATGACAGACGCGGACGAGATCATCCGCCAGCACTACCAGAAGCTAGCCGCCCTGCGCATGCAGCACACGCTGCCGTGCGTGGTGTGCGGCACACCGATGACGGAGGTGATGGCCAAGCGACGCTACTGCTCGGAGCGGTGCAAGTCCCGCCACCGCCGCCAGCGAGAGCGAGCGTACGTGCGCCAGCTAGAGGCGACGGTCAAAGCCATGAGTCCCGAGGCCGAGGTCAGCGGCAACGGTAAAGCCAGGTAAACATTGGGTTCTTGACACTGAGAAAGCCCCGCTGTACACTGGACAGCGGGGCTTTCCATTGGGCAAAGGGAGCAGCGGTGAGCGAGCAGAGCTACGACGAGATGGTGACGCAGGCCCACGCGGACCTGCTCGCCCAGATGCGGACGCAGGTGGACGAGGGCGCGGCCTGGCTGGACGGGTTCAAGCCCGGGTGGTGGCGGCTGATCGACACCAGCCCGCAGGTGTTCGACCTGACGTCGGGGCTGACCTGTGTGTGGGGGCAATTGAGTGCGGTGGACCTGGAGGAGTGGTTCGGGCCGGTGGTGACACGCGCCGTGCGGTACGACTACACGCACTGCTACCGGGAACTGGAGCAGCGAGGCGTGATCTCGCCAGACGAGACGCGGCCCGGGTGGATGGAGACCCACGGCTTTGTCACCCGCTCGGCCACCCTGTACGGCCCGTTGCGGGAGGCCTGGGTCGAGGCCATCGCCCGCCGACAGCAGCAAGCAGAGGAGACAGCATGATCACGGGATACGTGCCCCTCAAGCCGACCGCCAGCGACACGGCACGGGCCGTCGCCCGCCAGCGGATCCGGGCCGGCATGGCGTTCCTCGACGAGCAGGTGCCCGACTGGTGGCGGGGCGGGCGCATCGTGCTGGGCCGCACGCTCAACATGGTGGACGGGGAGTGCTGCATCTGGGGGCAGCTGGCCCGCCACGACCTCGAAGCCTGGTTCGGCCGCCTGGACCGGCGGCTGAGCCACGCCAGCTATGCCACCGTGAACCGCTACCTGGTGCAGCACGGCTACATCCCCGAGGACCAGGCCACGCACTGCCCCGAGGCGGGGTCGCAGTGGATGGTAGACCACGGGTTCCTGTTGAACCTGCCCGACGCAAACCACAGCACCGACGACGACGGCGTGTCGTACGGCATGCTCACCGACATCTGGCGCATCTACATCCACAGCCGACGCCATGCCAAGAGTTAAGCAAGCCAAGGTTGTCGTGCCCCCGCCCACCATCCGGGAGGTAGCCCCGGATGTGTGGGTGGCGGGCAGCCGCTCACGCCTGAACGTTTTCCACACGGTGAACGTCCATCGGGAGTACCCAATTCTTGGGTATGTATGCTCGTGCGAGTACTTTCGGTTGGGCAAAGGCCGAGTGTGCGCGCACATCGCCATGGTGCGTGAGGCCGTCGAGCACACCAGCTAAGGGAGTCACCATGCAGCAACCGCTACCCGTACCCCAGGACGGGACGCCGTCGGCATCGGGGCAGGTTCGTCGCTACGTCCGCAGCCTACTGGTAGATCGCACGGATGTCAGCATCCCCAGCTTGGTGGATGCCACCATCGACTGGCTCACCCGGGATCGGCCCCTACTCGTGGCGTTCCTACGCGAGGCGCTCGGCAGCATCGTCTACGAAACCGTGCAGCGGGTGGTGGCTACCACCCGCTCCGACCTCATGCTGCTTGGGGAGAAGCTGGTCGGGAAGGAGGAGGTGATCAAGCAGGGAGCGATCCGGTGGGCCAGCTGGATGGAACGAGGGGCCACCCGCCACGTGGCCGTGCTGGAGATGGACCGCCAGGACTGCTTCGCCGCGGCCGCGCACCGCTTCGTGGATTCGGAGCGGCATCTCACGCTCGGCCTGCTCTGGCGGAGCGTGGGCGACAACCTGGCCGACGGGGAGCGGGTGGGCGACCGCTTCACCGTCGAGGATCTGGAGGTGCGACTGCAGAACATACAAGCACAGCAGTTGGTCCTGGACAACAGCGACCGGTCGTGGGCGAGAAGGCTCTTAGGACGCCGTGAGATCGGGTGAGAGTTATGTACGGCTACTCAAATCAAACCGAGCCGACCATCCAAGCCGTGTCGCATCAGTACGCACCAGACCTGCCCCGTACTCGCCGACATGTCGAGTCGTCACAGCCGTTACCCGCACTGTGCCAGCCGACTCGCCAATACGGTACGCACCTACACCTGCCGGGCCGACTTGCCCCGTCAGGACGGCTCGCCTCCCACCGACTGGTCTCGTGTTGCCGTCCCTTGCCGGGTTACGTCACCCGATACCGACGAGCCAAGCACGGACTTGCCGCACCAAGCCTGCCGACGTCCCTTGTCCCGTCGCATCCCGCCGTTGCGGGTCAAGCGTTGCCAGGCCGACCCGTCAAGCCAGCCTGTCCCGCGCCAAGCCTTGGCGACCAGCCCGTGCCCGCCAGTGCCGGGCAAGCGAAGCCGACTGGCCGTTCGCGTGCCAACCCAAGCCCCGACGGGCCGCGTCGACAAGCGGTCGTTCGCCAAGCTGCATCTCGCCCGAGCGACGAGTCCAGCCGCGTCACCACTGAGCCCGCCAAGCCGGTGCGACAGGCCAGACCTGCTCCATTCCTGCCTGGCCGCGCCGACTACTTGAGAGGAGGCAAGCCGCGCCAACCCTGAGTGACAACCCGAGCCAACCCTGGCCAGTGCCAGCCTGAGCGACAGGCCCGCCCCACCCAGCACGGCCAGACCCAGGCCGACAAGCCATGCCACGTCCTACCGCCCCCGGCCGGGGGCGGTAGGACAAGAGAAAGGGAGTCCGAATGGCCAAGTTCACCACCGCCACCCGCACCGAGGTCGACACCGTCGAGGAGACCACGCGCCAGCGCAAGCTGGACGCCCTGGCCAAAGCCCGCGAGGCCCGCGCCCGCAACCGCGCCGCCGCCATGGCCATCGCCATGGAAGCCCTGAGCGCACAGGAGGAGGCACCCATGCACACGCCCAACGGGCCGGTCATGAGCCCCACGGCCGAGGTGGCCGAGCCCGTGGAGATCACGCCCATCCCGCCGTACCCGACCGCCGACGAGGTGGACCTGGTGCCGAGCGTGGACATCCCGCTGCAGCCCCGCACGCCGGCCCAGTTCGTGGCGGCCCCGCCGCAAGCCGTCCAGTTCGTGCCGAGCGTGGGGCTCTTATGCAAGTTCTTCCCCGGCTACCAGCCGCGGGGGGTTTTCTACAATGTCGCCCTGCGAATCAGGGACCGCTTGATGGGTGGCACGCCGTCGGACCCCAACGTCATGGAGGGGTGGCTGCGCAAGCTGGGGCTAGGCACGGAGAAGGCCGACGAGATCCGGGCCATCGCCATCCAGACGGTGCGGGACCTGGGCGGGGACCTGTCGGAGGACCCCACGTGGGAAGAGGTGGAGGAGGTGTCCAAGTCCATCGCCGCCAACAAGCAGACCAACATGTTCCGCAGGCACCCACAACTAGGGTGCTATGTGGAAGATCGCACCATCAAAGCGATGTTGAAGGAGAACTGCAACATCGTCTTCGCGAAGGATCGCTGGGGAGCCACGAAGAAGGGGGCGAAGGCGTTCCTGTCCGAGCGAGTGTTCGTGGATCCCATGGTGATCCCCATCGAAAACGGCCGACCTGATGTGCATAAGCCTGATGGTGTGCACTTGTTCATCGGCCACGTGCAGGGGCCGCAAGGAAGGCAGTCGACCTTGACATATTACGAATATGTTTTGGCGCCGATCCTGCGCTTCCAGATCCGTGTGTTCGAGGACTGCATCACACCCCAGCAATGGGGTCCGATTTGGGAGTCGGCGCAGGAAAACGGGCAGGGATCGCTACGCTCGCAGAGTTTCGGTAGGTTCGACCTGATCGGGTGGGATGGACCGCACCCCGTTAAGGGCGAGTAGGTAGAGTTGGCAGCATCGACGCCGTGAGATCACGGAACTGCATACGGCTAGACATCACCTTACGTGCCGACACATCTACACTACCCGAGCCTATGCTGGACCTACCGACTACCCGTACCCTGCCGGTGCAAGCCGAGCCGACCTCGCAGATCGGAGGCAAGATGACTACGCTGCTCTCGCCCGCCCAAGTCTGCGCCGTACCGACGACCCTGGCTGAGCCATGCCCAGTCGTGTCTCGCCCTACCAAGACGACTGGACGCCCGTCACCTCGCGAAGCCATGGCATACCAGGCCTCGGCGACTACTGTTACCCGAGCACACCTGCCTGCGCCATGCGACTTGCCCCACCTACACCCATCGGCCCTGGCCGACTTCTCAGCCCTTGCGATACCCAGCCTGGCCGACTGGCATTACCACGCCCAACCGTGTCACGCCTGCGCGACCGTCCAGTTCTTCGCTGGCCTGCGCATACCTGGTCGACTCAGCATCGACTTGTCCGCCCCGCACCGATCTGCCCCAGTCTCACCTGCTCCCATCGACTTGCCCCGACGATCCCCGCCGTGCCCCCCGCGTACCGACTTGTCCAGCCCTGCGATACCATGCCCTGCCCAGGCGTTCCGACTTGTCCCGTCCGGTCGCACCAGCCCCAGTCCCCGCGACCCAGCACACCAGCACGCACCCGGCCGCTCCACAGCGACACGTCAGCACCTATCGCGCCGACCCTCGTCTGCGCGACGAGCCTATCACGACCGCTATCGAGCCAACTCGTATCTGGCCGACAAGCTGTTTCGGGCCTGCTCTGGTCACCGCAGCCCCAGTCCCGCCGACTGCGCGTGCCACGCCGTGCCTTCCCTACGCCAGTCGACAAACCCCGCGACGCTCACCCGACCCTGGCCCTGCCGACACGCGGCGCCATGCCCACCCGATCCTGGCCGACTGGCCATCGCTGCTCAGGGCATACCTGGCCAACCCGACGCGACGTCTCGTCCCGAGCCACGCGCATGCCAAGCCGACTGCCCCACCCTCGTCGAGTCCCATCCGTACCGTCCGTGTCAAGCCGACACGCCACGCCGTCACACGAGGAGCCACGATGTAACAGGCCAAGCGACCAGCCAAGCCCGAGCCATCGTCGCCACGCCATGGCGACAAGCCGCGGTAGTACAGCCCGCGTCTCAGCATGGCGACGACCCAAGTCCCGTCCACACCAGCCTGCCCAGGTCGACTAGCCACGGCGTGTCGCAGCACGACCCGCCATAGCGACTGGTGAGCCCGGGTCAGCCCCTGACGCAGCGACTCTCGCACCCAATCCGCGTCTCGCCATAACGACAAGCGATGCCCGGGGGTGGCGTAGGAGCGCCACCCCCGGGGGAAAGGATGCCAATGGAACTGTCGGTCATTCCGCTGGGGTCCACGGTGACCCCCAGCCAACTCCGACTACGCACGCGGATCTTCGAACCCTCGCTCTGGAGGGAGATCGGGGTGACGTCGCTCACCGACCTGGCGCAGCGCATGGAGGTGACGACGGGAGCGCTGTCCAAGCTGCAGCATGACAAGTCCCGAGAGCCGTCGGGGGCGATGCTGCGCGGGGCGCTGTGTGCGTTTCGCGGGTGGTCACTCAGCGACTTGTTCTACTTGGAGCCGGTCGATGCGTAAGAACGGGGTGGCGCACCCCCATCGCCGGCGCCGTGAGACCTGGGGCACGCCCCAGCCGCCCCCCGTGCAGGCAGAGCGGGATTGGGATCCCGGCGGGAGATTGATGTGGCTAGTGATGCTCATCATCGTGGTGGGGTTTCTGGCCCTGAGCATCGGACTATGGGCACGGTAGCCCAAGAAGGAGTCACATGGCCGACGTACGAGTGCATCCCTTTGCGGCGAAGTTCCCGATGCTGAAGCCCGACGAGCTACAGGAGTTGGCCGACGACATCGCGGCGCACGGCCTGATCCACCCCATCGTGCGGGACACGGAGGGGCAGATCGTGGACGGGCGCAACCGCCTGGCGGCGTGCAAGCTAGTCGGCGTCGAGCCCACCTACGTGATGCTGCCCGAGGACGTGGAGCCCCGGGCGTACATCCTGTCCGCCAACGTGCACCGACGCATGCTCAGCGCCGGGCAGCGGGCGATGGCCTTCGCCCTCGAAAACACTTTCGCCAGAAAAGTCTTTTCTGGGCCGGGGCGGGGGCATACGGGGGAGGTATCGCAGCGGGTAGGCGCGATCAACATCGCCGGCACGACCCAGTCCTACGTGTCGATGGCCTGCACAGTGATCGAGTACACGCCGCACCTCGTGGACCAGGTCATGGAGGGAGGCAACCTCAACGAGGCGTACGACAAGTACGCCCTGCCGGAGAAGCAGCGGCGGGACAAGGCGGCGACCTACCTGCGCAACCTCCGGGTGTCGCACCCGGACCTGGCCGACCAGGTGGATGCGGGCACCCTCACCCTGGAGCAAGCGAAGGCCGCGGCCGAAACGGACACCAACGAAACCTTGCAGGCACGGTTCCGCGCCCGGGCGCTGGCCGAGATCAAGCTAGCCATCGAGGAGATCGGGCCGGCGGTGCCGCTGCCCCCCGCCCCCGACCTGACGATGGTGTGGGACACCCCGGACGGCAAGCCGGAGATCAAGGATGGGGCGCCCGGCCTGGACGAGGCGGACCTCAAGCAGACGCAGGAGTTTCTGCAGCGGCTCCGGACGGTGCGCGAAGAGCTAGAGGCCATCAGTAAGCAGCCGCCCGTGGCGGAGTTCGTCATGATGCCGGGCGGGGTGGCGAACGGCGTGCGGCAGTGGGCGTCACAAACGATCAACTCCATCTACAAGACGGTCGAGGTGTACGAGCAGGCCCAGAAGGACGGTCGCAAGTTGAGGAGTGTGCAGTGATGTTCGTCCCCCGCCATCGCCGCAAGATCCACGCCTGGATCCGCAACTGGCTGGCGACCACCTACCCGGGCGAGACGAAGCTGCCGCTGAACCAGGTCCGCGACGAGATGTACTGGGACTTGCCGCAAAGCTTCATCCCGCCGAGCGTCAACCGGCAGTGGTTCGACAAGCAGGTGCTCGACGCGGTGCGCCAAACCCACTGGGCCTTGACCACGAGCGGCTCGGCCAAGCAGCTAGAGTTCCTGTTCGACATGCCGCTGAACGACGTGATCCACTACGAGGTCGGGAAGGCGCAGCGGGCGCAGACGGATGTGGCGGCCATCCGCCACGACCTGGAAGCGTACCAGGCGGCGACGGGCCAGCGGTTCGACATCGACCGCACCATGCGGTACATCATGCAGGCCGCGGGACTGTAGGGAGGCAGCATGGAAGAGCGGCACGAGCACGGGCCCGGGTGCGAGCACGCCATCGGCACCCGGGAGGACGCCATCGAGGCGCTCGATGGCGGCGGCCAATTGTACCTGGGGGCGCACGGCTTCCACCTGAGCAAAGGGCAGATCGTCCACCGCGGGATCGTGCGGGACGTGTACGCCATCCACGATGTGGAGCACGTGCTGCTGGCGTTTGCCCCCACCCTGGACGGGGCAGCCAAGCTCATCGTCCTGCTCGACCAGGAGGCGGATGCGGTGCAGGTGATCGCCGACCTGCAGGCCCTGCGCGAGGCGCTGGGCGGGGACGACGACGCGGGCGAGGCCGTCGGGCCCGACCGCCAGAATTAGGGAGTCACCCATGGACACGGAACCGCGGGCGACGGCGCTGTACGAGGCGCTGGCCAAGCCCTTCGAGACCACGCAGACGATCCACAAGGCGGGGCGGGCCCTGGACTACCTGACCACCGAGCAGGTGGTCTCGCGGCTCACGCAGGTGGTGGGCATGGACGGCTGGTCCTTCGAGGTGCAGCGGGAGGGCCGGGACGGCGACGTGCTGTGGTGCGTGGGGCATCTCAGCCTGCACTTCGGCCACACCACCGTGTGGCGAGAGCAGTTCGGGGAGTGCGAGACGCAGAAGGGGATGGGCGCCGGCGATGCCCGCAAAGGGGCGGCGTCCGATGCCCTCAAGAAATGCGCCTCGCTGTTCGGCGTGGGCCTGTACCTGCAGGAGAAGGACCCCCCGCCGGGGCAGGCGGTCCCCGCCCCGTCCAGACTCAGCGCTGGTTCTGGCGAGCCCGACCCGCAGATTCCGCTTAACCGCTACGGCCTACCCGTGATCGGGGTGGACCCGATGACGTCGGAGCGGAAGGCGTCCTTCCTGGGGTGGGTCAAGAAGAAGTACGACCTCGACGAGGCGGACATCGTGTTCGCCATGGGACGGCCGATTGATGAGTGGTGCTGCCAGCAGGATACGGGGTACCAGGGGGCGCTGACGGCCTTCCACAACTACATGAAGCGCAAGCTGGCGGACCCCGAGAACGCTTCCCTCCGCATGCTAGGGGCGGAACGGCAACGACTGGGGGTGCCAACATTCTAGGTTCGGATTGTGTTCGGATGCTCTAGGAGAACTTTAGGAAACCGTGCTACGCTTTCCCCCTAGTCTGGGACAGCGGGGTGTGGTAGCCTTTCCTTGCAGCACAAACACCGGCTGATCCCCGGGCTGCAAAAGTAGGGAGTCCACGGGGACGGGATGCCATCTTCATCCCGTCCCCGCCCTACCACTCGAAGATGGAGAGTGATGATGGCATGCCCTAGCTGGCGTCCGCTATGACCGAAGCCTTCTGCCGTACCCCACTGGCGCTACTCGACGACCCTCGCCTCGACCCCTACGACACCCGCATTTACGAGACGCTCTGGCGTCGCTCGGACTTCCATACCCACCGCACCCAGCCGGGGACGTCGGTGGCTGTGATCGTAGCGATCTCACATGTCTGCAAGCCCACGGTGCTGGACTCTCTTCACAAGCTGGAGACCACCGGGTGGATCGTGGTGGAGAAGGGGCGCCGCAACCAGGCTCCCATCTACATTCTGCAGTCAGTCTCATTGACCACAGAACCGCCCGCCTGTGGTCAGTCTCACTTACCAGTGGCGGTCAATGGGACTGACCACACGTGGTCAATGGGACTGACCACACGTGGTAAACGAGACTTACCACTAGCGGTCAACGGGACTGACCACAGAATGGGCACTGCGCCCTTGCCGGCATTGGGCTCAGACGAACCCTTCAGATCTTCTCCAGAGAGTACCTCAGAGAGGGTTCCAGAGATTCTCTCAGAGACGAAAGAACCCCCTCGGGCTGCGCCCGGTCCCCCGTCGGGGGCCATGAACGCCGCCTGGGAATACTACCGTCAACACATCCAACCCAGAGCACGGCTGACGGAGGGAGCTAAACGGAAGATCACCCTGCGGCTCAAGACGTGGACGCTAGAGGAGCTACACGAGGCCGTCGACCACTTCGCCGCCGACGCCTGGTGGATGGAGAACAACGCTCACCGTGGGGCGGAGTGGTTCTTTGCCACCGACGGGCGCATCGAACAGCTACGGCTCTTACAGCCAGAGGCCCGGCGCAACGGCAACAGCCAGCCCAAGCTCTACGTCAACGGCTCACCCCTTGCCAGGCGGCAAATGAACCACGAGGAGGGGCGAGCCAATGCGGCCAGGAACAGCCGCACCGGCATCAGCGATGCCGACCTGATCAACCACCCCGAGTTAGCTAGATTGGGAGTCGGAAGTGAGTGAGTGGAAAGCCCTGGGTGACGAACTGACCCGCATGGTGATGGAGAGCACGGTCTTCGACGAGACAGACAAGGCGATCTTCCTCGCCTCCAAGGAGCGGGGCCGCTTGCGACAGGAGGCCCTGCGCCGGGGCGAGAAGGTGGAGGCCATCCCCATCGACTGGGCCCACGACGGCTCCGAGATCCACGCCGACGGCAGCGCCGGCTACCGCTGCTACATCTGCCACGACGCTCGCTTCGTGCGCCGGGACGTGGACATCCACCACCCCGACTTTGGCAAGGCGTTTCCCTGTCGGTGCCAGCGGGAGAACCCACAGGTCCGGGCCGAGAAACTGCAGCGCCTGCTCCGCAACAACGGCCTGCCCGTCACGCTGCAGGAGTCCACGCTGGATAGCTTCAACCCCATCGAGGGCACCGTGGCGGCGCGGGGAGCCGCCCGTGAGTTCGTGAACACCATGCGTGACCTCAAAACCCCCCGCTGGCTGGCGTTTATCGGGGCCCCCGGCACGGGCAAGACGCACCTGCTGGCAGGCATTACCCTGGGGGTGTGCGTGGATGTGGGCGCTCAGGCCATGTACTGGGACGCCCGCGACTTCCTCATGGAGTGCAAGCGCAACGAGTTCGAGCGGGACGAATACTGGACCGACCATGCGATCAGGCTGCCCGTGCTGGTACTCGACGAACTCACGTCCGTGGGCGCCAGCGAGTGGGATGTGAAGAAGCTGGAACGGGTGATCATGACCCGCTGGAGCCGCGACCTCCCCACGGTGGTCGGCTCAACCCGGGGTGACGAGGACTTCCGCGAGTGGTCGCCCGCTATCTACAGCCGCTTCGTGGACGAGAACCGCTCGTACCTGCTCCATCTCACGGGCGAGGACTACCGCCAGCGACCACGGTCTGCGTGACGCTGTTCACGCTCGACGAGGTGTCCTGGCTGGACGACGCCCTCGACTGCTACGAGCAGGAGTGGGGCTACAGCTGGACCCTCGCCGAGCAGGAACTGCACCTCACCATCATCACCAAGCTGGGCCGCCTCCGCGACCAGCTAGAGCAGGAGGGCGGCGGTGCCTAAGCGCCCACCCCCCCTCCCCGGCGGCACCATTGCCGCCGCCCTGTACCAGCAGGCGTTCACGGCACAGTGTCTGCTCAGCCGCCGCACCCACGGCCAGTGGCACCTACCGGCCTGCCCCATCGGGCAGTGGATCGGGAATCACTCCTGGCCCGACGGCTCCCCCTGTGGCGGCCGTTGTGCTGCGCTCCGCGCAGCCCTACACGACAGCGCCGTCGTGCTAGGGCTGCCCCCCGGTGATTGGCTGGACGCCCCCCTTGCCCCACGGAAATCACCGTGATACGATGGGCAGAGACGTACAGGAGAATGCCCATGCCCACCCCCACGATGATGAAACGCTGCCGTGGCGAGAGTCGCCACGGGGACAAAATTGTCCCCTGCCCCCGGGCTGCCCTGGAACAAGGCCTCTGTGCCCGCCACCTGGCCGGGGCTCGCAAGAGCCGCCGGGCCCTCGACCGGAAGCGGACCGAGCAGACCGCATGATGCGCTGGGATGGGGCGGGCGACCCCGACCCCGCCGCCCTCGCCGCCGCCCAGGCGGAGTCGGTGATCCAGCTGCATGCGCGGGAGGCGCTCACCCTCCTGGGCTTCTACGTCGTGGACATGAGCCAGGGGCGGGAGACCCGCCAGACGCCCGGCATCTCGGACCTCTACCTGATCCACCCCGCGTGGCGGTGCGTGGGCTGGTGCGAGATCAAGACGCCGCTGCTCTTGCGGGAGGGGGTCGCCCGTGCCTATACGATTCGTCAGCGTCAAGGGCAGTGGCGCTACGAGCAGGAGTGGTGGCAACAGATCCACCGTGCGCTTGAACAACCTGCGATTCACGCTTACACAGTTGACTCGGCTGATCTGGCTGTGGCTTACTGGGCGTGGGCTGGCTACCCAGTTCCTCGTGACATGTATCGACAGCCCTACCAGCCAGAAATGGACGTTCGCTTTCACAACCCTCGTGCGAAGCCGACGCCGCCGACGCACCGTGGCTCCCGCCGCAAGTCCCCCCAACGTGTCTACCCTGCGCGGAGACTGATGTGAGAATTGCCGTGCGTGCCGAGGTGCGGGAGATTCCGGACGAGCACTACGACCCCGAGGTGTTGCACGTGGAACTCCTGGCTGCCCTCTACAAGCTCTTCGACCAGTTCGGCGATACCACCCTGCTCGACCTGCAGGTTCGGGAGGACGCATGAAGATCCTGACCACGCTGCCCGGCGACGGTTGGTACGCTATCGTCCGGCGCCCACCCCCGCAGGAGACGCTGCCGCCCCTGGCGATGCGCCTGGTGTGCTGGGCCCTCATCGACCTGGAGGACGAGCCCCTGCCGCAACTGGTGGGCATGATGCTCTGTGGCTACGGCGGCCAGATGGTCGTGCCCGTGTTCGACCACGAGGGGTTCATCGGCTATTGGGATGGCTGCGGCTCCGCCGAGGAGGCCGTCGCCCAGGCCCTGGCCATCCTGGTGCGGCAGCAGCACGGCCGCGAGGACGACGACGATGAGGAGGCCCCCGATGAGGAGCCACCCCCGGCCCCACGCGGCACGGGTCGCAAGATCCCGACGGCGTTCCGCAATGCCTGGGCTTAGGGGGGCCGATGACCGCCGAGCTAACGACGGGACGGGTGATTACCCCGGCGGAGGGGGAAGCGGCGCACCGCTTGAATGCGGAGATCCAGACCCACGTGATTGCGGCGGAGCGGAACTTCCTGCGGGCGGGGCGGGCCCTCTGCCAGATGCAGGAGACGGAACTCTACCTGGCCCTGGGGTTCGAGACGTTTAAGCAGTACGCCCAGAGCGAGGAGATCAAGATCTCGGAGGCGTCCACCTACCGCCTGATGCGGGCGGCCCGCCGCATGGCGGCGCTGGAACAGCGGGCCCGCCGCGAGCCCGAGGTCCTGCAGACGGTGGCCGAGGCCGCGGGGCTCACGGTGGGGCAGGGCACGGTCACCATGCTGGCCGAGCGGGCGGTCCTGGACATGGGCATCGCCAATGCCGACCACGTCCTGCGCCATGTGCTCGACGAGCCCGACGCCCAGAAGGCCCGCGACCTGGTGGACATGGGCCGCACCCTCACCGAGGGCGACGTGGTCAAGGAGGTGGCCCGCTACCAGCGGGGCGGGGCCGACGACCCCGTGGCGGACTACCTCGTCGGCGTCAAGCGCCGGGGGATGGCGCTCTTTGGCGAGATGCTGCCCCTCCGGGGGGCGGCCCTGAGCGACCACCTGTGGGAGATCAGCCTGCTGGTCGTGGCCACCCGGGAGTGGCTGCACGAGTACGCAACCGAAGGGAGTCACCGTGGCCCAAACGGATCTCTTCCCCACTGAGGCGTGGGATGCCATCGGCGAGTACACCGCCCGCATGGGCCAGCCCCCCGTCCCCCGTGCCTGCTCCACCTGCGGGGCCCTCATGTGGTGGGGCTACACCCGCAATCAGCGGCGCAACCCATACGACTTTGTGGACGGGAACTTCACCAACATCTCCCACTTTTCCACGTGTCCCGACCGCAAGCTACACAGCCGACGATGAACAAGATGCAGTACCGCGTGGTGGAGGAGCCGAAGTGCGGGGGCTGCGGCGAGTATCTGAGCCAGGCCCAGGGGCGGGGGCCGAAGATGCCGATGGAGATTCGCTGGTACCGCCCCGCCCAGTATCAGCCCGTGAGCGTCTGCAGTGTGGGGTGCTTGGGGACCTTTGCCCTCAGGCTCGGGCGGGGGCAACAGCAGGCCATCGACCAGGCCCAGTGGCCCCAACTCCCCGAGGCCCGGTTCCCCGAGCGCCCCGTATGAGCGACCACTGGAGCCCCGAGGACGACAAGGACGCCCCCCGCCGGGTGCCGGTGCCGCCCCGCGACCCGGACCTCGACCTGGCGTTCATGGCAATGGGGGCCATCGGCGGGGTGATGGGGACCCTCTTCGCCCTCTGGTGCATGGGGGTCCTCCATGTCCCCGCCCTACGCCTGGGGTGCGCATGATCTTCACGTCCCTCGTACTGGCCCCTAGCGGCACGCTGTGGCGGGTGTTCGTCCATCCAGGGGGTCGGAGCCCTGGCGTCCTGTACGGGCCCTATACGGGGCTCCGGGACGCCGAGGCGGTGGCGGCCCGACTGCGCCAGGCGTTCCGTGCCGAGCAGTGATCCAGCTGCACCACCAGGCCGACGGGCGGTGGCTGGCCGTCTGCCCCCACGGCGCCACCCGCCACGCCTGGCGGGACGCCACGGACCGGTCGCTCCTGCGAGACGGCATCGAGGCCGTCCACCAACTGCTGCACACCTGCGCCTGTGAGCGCTGGAGGGAACCCGTGGTCATGGAAGATGTCGCCCCCGCCACCGCCGAGGTGGTCCCCGTGCCCGAGACCCCGCACGCCCAGCGGGTCCGCAACCTGCTCCGCTATCTGGAGGATGTGACCCGCCGCCTGCCCGCCCTCTACGACGAGGTTGAGGACGCCGAGCGGGCCCTCCAGGCGGCCCAGGCCACGGGCCAGGCCAAGCGGCAGGAGGTCCTGCAGAACCCCACCATGGGCCTCATCCCCGAGGCGGAGCGGGAGCAGCACCTCTACGACAGCCTGCTCGACGAGCGCATGGCCATTACCCGCGCCTCGGACGTGCTGCGCTCCGCCAACAAGCGCCTCGCCGTCACCCAGGAGATGGCCGCCAACCTCCGCTCCCAGGCCCTCCTGCTCGCCCTGCCCGGGATGGGCTGATGGCTGCCACCTGCCCCCTTTGCCAGGAGCCGGCCCACCCAGAAAACCAGTTCCACCACCCGTGTATGTGGGTGAGCCCCCCGGACGTACGCTGTACCTCGCGAACCTCGGAGCAGATCATCTCGGTCGGGCCGCACGAGTTCCACGTCTGCCGCTGCCACCGTCCCGCCCTCATGGCTATGCTGGGCCTGGCCTACGAGAACTTCCGCACCCTCGTCGGCCAGATGGAGATCGGCATGCAGCCTTGGGACGGGGGCCCGCTGCCCGCCCAGGGCGATGCCCCCCACGATTGTGCAAGGGAGATGCGTGATGCCACTCAGCGCCTACGAAGCGGAGCGGATCGAGGACGCCCTGAGCGCCCTCGCCGGGTGCGCGGCGCAGCCGCTGCCGGAGATGGTGCGCCGGCAGTGGGAGGAGGCGACGGCCCTCGTGCGCTCCCACGCCCAGCCCCGCCAGGGGGAGGAACGCTTGCAGAGCCTGGAGACGGCGGCCCAGACGCATAAAGAACGGCCGGGGTCGTAACCCCGGCCGTTCTCGTGACACTGCACCCAGCCTATTCTAGTCGGTGCTCTCGGTCCACTCAAAGCTGCAGTTCAGCTGGCCGCCCGTGATCGTGACGCCGCCGAAGTTGATCGCAAACGTCTCGCCCGTCCCCCGCAGCACCACCCCCTGGCTATTGCGGGTCCCGAACTCCCAGACCAGCAGCCCGGGGACGGCGTTGATCGCCGATACGAGCAGCCACTGCGCCCGGATCACCCCGACCACCGTGCCCAGGGCCGTCGGCACCGCCGTGTAGGCCCGCATCACGCCGCCCGCGGCGGCGTTCCCCGAATCGTGCGGCACGGCCGTGGGAGCCCCGGACGTGCCGCCGGTGTTCGCCGTCGAGCGCACCACGCCCAGCGTACTGACCACGCCGCCCGTCGTCTGGAACCCCGACAACTCCACCCGCATCAGGCGGACGATCTTGCCCCCCACCCCGGTCAGGGTGAAGGTGTCGGTCGCGGCCGCCGGCGGGGCGTGGTTGTTGATGCCGGCCGAGTAGGTCGTGCGCCGCCCCTCGGTCGTGACCGCTAGCTGCCCCGCCGTATTGAGCACCTGCAGGTTCGTGCCGTCGGTGAGCCGCGTGAGTTGGCGTCCGCCCGTATCGAGCAGGATCGTGCGGGCATTCGTCCCGTCCGACCCCGCGACCAGCACCGGGTTGCCGGAGACCGCCGCGCCCGAGGCCGCCGCGCCGACCGTGGGCCCCGCCCGCAAGATCCCCGTGGCGTCCGTGAGCAGGGCCCGGACGTTTGTGCCATCCGAGCCGGCCACGAGCAGCGGGTTGCCGGAGAGGGCGCCGCCCGCCGCCTGCACGCCCTGGACGGCGGGGCTCTGCACCCCCGTCTGGGTGACCATGATGAGTCGCCCGCTCGCATCGGTGAGCAGGGTGCGGGCATTCACGGGGTCGGCCCCCGCCATCAGCACCGGGTTGCCGACCACGGGGGAGCCCGACGGCGCCCCGCCGGCGGTGGCCCCGCCCCCCGCCGAGCCCGAGGTGCCGAGGGCGTACACGACCTGCCCGTTGATGGTGGTGCCCGTGTCGACCAGCTGCAGCGGTGCAGGGGGGCCACCCGCTCCGTCAATCAGATTGAGAATTCGGTTCGGCATGCGGCCCTCCTCTGCGGCCTGGCTTAGATCCCGAGGTTCGTGAACAGGCTCTGGCGGGCGCTCTCCACCAGGGGCCAGTCCTGCGGCTGCTCCGTCATCAGCGCCTGGTCGAGCGTGCTCGCCAGGGGGATGCACGTGTCGTTGATGACGCTAGAGCCCCAAGAGCGCTCGGCCGCTAGCTGGGCGTTCAGGCTGGCGTTCTGCTCCTTGAGGCTGGCGTTCTCCGCCTGGAGTTCGGCGTTCGTCACGGGGTCCTCTCCTACCGCAATGAAGCACCCCGCCCAGGGGCCCCAGCTTTCCCACGCCCAGCGGTCCAGGGCGTCCCCCACCCCCATCCAGCCGGGCGCGGGGTTCATCATGTACGCCACGCCGTCCTGCTCGTAGCGGATGGCCGACCAGTGGTACATGGAGTTCGAGCCCTGGCAGATCGGCCCCACGCCGCCCGCTGCCACCACGTCGTCCCACGTCAGGTAGCGGTTGACGACGGGATACCCCGACTTCTCCCGCAGGTACCCCGCGAGGCCCGCCCCCGAGCCGTCCATCAGCCCCCACTCAGGCGTGACCAGGCCGCGGGCCACCATCTCAGCGGTCACCTCGCCCTCGGTCACAGGCACTCCCACGCTCTGCAGCGCCCAGGCAGCGGAGGCGCAGCTACAATTCCACGCGGCGGCCTGCCGCTCGGGCGGGGCATGCGGATCGTAGCCCATGGGGTCTCCCTTCTAGCTGACGTGCAGGTTGCCCGTGAGCCACAGGATCAGGATCAGCAGCAGGATGAGCCCCAGCGGGCTCCACCCGTACACCCCCCAGCCCGCCCGCCCGTACCCGTACCCGCCGAAGATGACGGCCAGAACCAGGAACAACACCAGGACCATCACCAGGCTCATGGCTACCGCCGCCGGCGCCCGTCGCGGCCGCGCCCCTCATCAGGCGCCTCCGCCTCCGCCTTCGTCGTCGGCTCCCTTTTCCCCCGGTCGGGCGACGCCTCGTCCTCCTCGTCGCCTTCGGTTTCCGCCGGGGGTGGCGCCGCCTCCGGGTCCACCTCCGCCTCGTCCGGGTGCGGGTATGCCCGCTCCGTCCCCGTCTCCTCCGGCTTTGGCGCCTCGGGTACCACCGCCGTGGGCTCCTGCTGGCGCTGCTTCGCCTCGTTCTCCCGGGCTACGGCGTCTCGCACCATGTCCGTCGGCACCTCCGACTCCGGGACCCCTAGCTCCTCCGCGATGCGCCGCGTATGCTTCGCCTCGGGCGTCCGCGCCTCCATGGCCTCCCGCTCCGCCTTGGCCTCGGGCCCTTCTAGGTCCGGGCGGGCCTCCCGCAGGGGCGCCCCGCGGTAGCCGTTCATCTGGTCCCGCACGCTCTCCGTCGCCATGTCGTCACTCCCGGTCTGGTAGCCCCGCATCGTGCGCAGCGCCGCCTCGATGGCCTCCAGCGTCTCCGCCACGTCCTCCTCCTGGCACTGCTCGCGTATGTGGTCGACCGCGGCCTGGACCTGGTCCGCCACCTCCCCCGTCAGGTAGCCGATGGCGTTTACGAGGTCGGGGTTCGTCACTTCCGCACTCCCCTCCGCAGCCTGCCAGGCCGCGAGTAATGGGGCGGGCGCTATATTCCCGGCCCCATCATAGTCCACCCCATACCCAGGCGTCCCGACCGCCCAGTGGCAGTGGGGTGGCCCGCCCGCCGCGCGCCCCGAGTCACCTACCCGCCCGATCTCCTGGCCCGCAATCACCCGCGCCGTGCCCCCCTCGGGGCAGACGCCCGAGCCGATCAGCAGATGGGCGTGGAAGTACACCTGCCCGCCCTCCTGGTCGGGGGTGTCGGCCCGTAGCGTGGCCGTCCAGCCGGTCGCCGGGTAGGCGTGGTACGTCACCTCGCCATCCGCACAGGCGCGGATCGAGGCGCCGTAGACGTCGAATACGTCGACCGCTTGCAGCCCGGCCCAGTGCTTGGCCTCGTACTGGGCCCGCCGGCTGAACGGGTACACGCGGTTCGCCTCGGTGGGGCGGCGGCGGTCCTCGGCGGCCATCAGCCAGGCCCGGCGGTAGCGGTGGGCGGCTGCGCTCTTGGGGTCCTGCCAGCCGTAGGGTCGCTCCGCCAAGGCACAGGTCCGCCAGGCGATGTCCTCTAGCGACAGGTCCCCCTGCCCATGCGCCTGGGGGTTGGACCAGTAGGCGTAGGCGCGGCGGTAGTGCGGCACCATCACCTGGAATTGCTGGCCCGGGTCCCGCCGCTCGGCTGCGGTGAGCCCCGCCCCAAACCCCCGGTCGTCCAGCTGGAAGATGCCGATGCTGTGGGCGTGGCCCGCCACCACGTCGCCCTCGGCGTCGGCGTCCCAGCCCGACTCGGCCCAGGCCCCGGCGACAATTATTCTGTCGAGCGGCGACGGCACCTGCCACTGGCGGGCTAGCTGGTACAGGTCCTCGCGGGTCAGTTGCTTCACAGCCCCTCCTTCGTGCTCTCCGCCGCCTCCGCCTCCTGCAGATGGGCGAGGGCCCAATGGTCCAGCAGCCCCCGCTCCTCCAGCAAGCGGCGGTGAATCTCCCGGGCCTCGTGGAAACTCACGTGGCGCCGCTGGGCCAGGCGCCGCACGAACAGCTGCTGCACCGGCTGGGGGTCCGCGGCCCCGTTCACCGGGTGCCACGACACCGAGCCGCACCCGCCCGGGCAGTGGATCTCCAGCACCGAACTATCCGCGCTGAGCGTCGTCTCGGAGACGGGAATGCGCCCCGTGCAGCCGTACCCCGGGTCGTCGTGCAGCACGTCCACCGTGCCGTCGTCATAGAACGTGATCGGCCGAATACTCATGGTGGATTGGTCTCCACGGTCAGGTTCTGGCCTACCGCCAGCGTCTGGGCATAGAAGCTCCCATTGACGGCGGTCGAGGTCGCTTCCAGGCGGACCGCGTTCGCGTCCCAGACGGTGACGACGGGGGCCCCCGCGACGGTGTTTTGGGTGGTCCAGACGCCGTTCTTCGTCACGGTGGGCACCACCATCTTGGGGGCGTTGTAGCCCACGGTCTCGTAGGTCGTGAGCGCCCCGCCCACGAGCGCCGTCCCCGCGATGATGAGGGTGCCATTCCCGGTCCCACCCATCACTTCGTAGTAGCGCTGGCACCGCGCCAGGTCGTCCGCCGGGTGGAGCGGCTTGTAGTCCACGGGCACGCTGCTCACCGCGAGGACGGCGTTGTCGAAGTAGTAGTCCCCGCCGCTGGACAGGTCGATGCGGACCATGACGCCCGTCACCGGCGGGGCCGCCGGCGAGACCACGTGCGTGACGGAGAGCGTCTGGTAGACATCGCCGCCCGTATGGGGGTTGCCGGTGCTCCCCGTGGGCCCCTCGGTGATGGAGAGCCGCACCCCGCCCGCCACGAGCGTGCGGACGCGGACGCTGAAGGTGATGGTGCGCCCCATGAGGGCCTGGAAGTTCTCGATCTTCTGCTGGATCTGGCTGTTCCCCGCCCCGCCGGGCTGGGCGTACTGCACATGCAGGCAGGCCCCGCTGCCGGTATCCATGTGGGTGGTATCCCGGTCGGCCAAATAGGTGGAGATCGCCCCCATCGACATGAGCCACCGGTCGGCCGTGTAGACCAGGTTGGCGGCGAAGGGCCCGTTGCCCCGCTGCCACACCTCGAACCCCGGGTTGGTCAGCAGGTTGCCCCGGGCCACGTCGCCGGCCAGGTTCGCATCCCCAATGCCCGTCGGCATGTGCTGCGTCCCCAGGCGAATCAGGTTCACCTCGCCGCTCACGAGCGCCGGCGACGCCATGACCAGACCCGCCGTGGCCCGCTCCTTGGTCCGGCTCTGCTCCACCCAGCCGAGCCCGGTCGACACCAGCGTGAGGGTCCCGCCCGGCTCCCCGATGTAGTTGCGGGTGCCGGTGAGGTTCAGGTTCACCCCGTCGTGTTGCACGGCGCCGTTCTGGGTCAGGAACTCCAGCATGATGCAGGTGCCCGCCGGCCGGGCGGGGATTGCCGTGATCGTGGTCGTGCCCGTCACCTGGATGAGCAGCTGCCGGCCCTCGGGGACGGTGAAGGTCGGCGTACTCGCCATGACGCCCCAGTAGCGGAAGCCCAGGCCCGAGAGGTATTGCCGCTCGTCGGTGATGTCGCCGGCCCCAATCGCCGAGGTGCCCTGGCGCACCAGGATCTGCACCACGTAGATGTCATGGACAACGGGGACGCTGTTCGGCCCCAGGATGCGCTGCGCCGCGGGCGGCACCGGGGGTTGGGGGGTGAGGTCTCCCTGCATCAGCACGTAGGACACCACGGGGGAGGTCGCGTTCAGGCGGATCACCAGGCGGTCGATCCGGTCCCCCGGCCCCCCGTTCGGGGCAATCGCAATGTTGTAGGTCTGGCCGAACTCCCAGAATACGGCCCGGGCCACGCCCCGCCCCGGCGCCATGTCCACACTCAGGTTGGCTCCCGCCCCACGGGGCGTGACCTGCAGCGCCTGCAGGTCGTTCGGGTAGATGCCGTCGCTCACCCACTCCTTCTGCCAGCGCAGGAAGTCGGACTGGCCCGGCTGCGGGGGGACGGACGTCGACAGCGGATAGTAGGCATCGGCGTTGGGTGCGGGCATCAGCCCCTCCGTTGCAAGCGTACCGTGGTGAGCAGGTTGGCCCCGGCCACGGCCACGGTGAAGTCGCTGCTGCCTGGCGGGAACCCCCAGAACGTGCCGGCCGTGTCCGCCTGGATCGCCACACCATGTGCATCCACAATAATGCGCCGGGTGGGGTCCGCCACGATCACCATCGTCGCCCCGTGCGGCAGGTCATGCGCCACGAACAGCGCCTCGCCCGTGACCGTGTTCGTCAGCAGGATGGTGGCGGCCGGGCCCGTGATCGTCCACCGCGGGTAGAGCGTCTCGGCCGTCGAGTTCTCTACGGCGCCCGCCGCGGTCAGCATCCCCGCATCCACCACCGGCCAGCACGCCGTGATCGGGTACCAGGACGTGTCGAAGGCGGGCATCGTCCACGACTCGGTGAGCGTGAACGGCAGCACCCCCGTGGTCTGGATCAGCACAATCTCCAGCACCGTATCGGGCGTGCGTTCCCGCTCCTGCGTGGTGGCCACCTCGCGGATGCTCTTGAGCCGCGTGATGTAGGTGGCCCGCCAGCGGTCGGCAAATACGAACGGCATGCCGCTCTCGCGGAGGGCCCAGAGCGACCGGATCTTCCGCTGCGGGTTCTCCAGGTCCGAGCCCGGTAGCTGCGTGCGTCCCGAGGGCACCGACGCCTGGAAGGTCCACTGGCGGTACGGCTTCGTGTTGAGCGACCACCGCAGGAAGAGGCCCCGCAGCACCATGGTGTGGGCCGGGTCCGTGTTGTGGGCCGTCAGCTTGATGAAGACCCGCTTGCCCTTGATCGTGTCGATGTCTTTATCGAAGATCAATTCGGTGATGGGGCTGGTAAACACCGTGCCCAGCGCCAGCAGCGGCCCCCCATCCACGGCGTACTGCACCGTGAAGTACCGCACGTTCTCCAGCAGGTCGTCCGCAATCACCCGGAGCGACAGCAGGATCTTGTCCTCGTCGGGCAGCAGCAACTCCGCCTCGGGCATGCTCAGCGTCCCGGTGCCCGTCTTGTAGCGACAGGCCGGGTCGTCGAGCGGCCACTCCCCGTTGGACGGCAGGGTCACGTAGGTGATGTTCGCCCCCACGCCATACATCAGGGCCGGACTCTGCCCCAGCGGGTGGGTCACGCACATCGCTCGGCACGAGGCGTTGGAGGCGAGCGCCAGGTAGGGGGTCGTGCTATTGGAGAGCGCGTCCCGTTTGAGGATCCAGTTGGTCGCATCGTTCGATTCGACGCTGTAGTAGAGCCAGCGATGCGTCCCGGCCATCGCCGTGGGCACGCCCTTCACCCGGCGTGGGCGCCGCGAGGGGTCCGCCCACACGGTAATGTTGCGGGCCTCGCCCGTGTTCTGGTCGGAGGGGGCGTACTGCCACAGCTGGCGGTCGCGGAGAAACTGCAGGGCCAGCGGCCCCCGCTGCTGGTCGTCTTGCCGCCCCAGCCACCAACGCAGCAGCGTGCCATTGTTGCCGTCGTAGCTGTCGAAGGGGATCAGCACGTGGTAGACCGCGCCCTCGTTGTCGATGTACCCCAGTTCGTTCTGCTTCCCCACGTACACCAGCACGAGCCCGCCCCCCGGGGCCAGTTCGCGGATGCGAATGTCGGGGCGCCCACAGCGAATCGGCGTGGCAAATGCCAGCCCGTCGGGGGAGGACATGACTTGATTGAAGGTGGACTGCGTCTCCCCGCCCACCGCATAGATGTTGGAGTGGTCCGCCGTGAAGGCGAAGACGTACATGTCGGCGGGGGTGCTCGTCCGCACATCGTTGAGGCTGACGAGGTCGGTGGTGTACTGGGCGATGCCGAACTCGGCGTAGCCGAAGAACAGCTTACCGGCAAAGCTGGCGACCGCCGCCCCCGAGGACACCGCGGCCCGCAGGGTGAGCGCTAGCTGCCAGTTCCCGGGAGCCACCCGCTTGTACACCCGGTTACCGGCGACGGCGACGAGCGTGTTGCCCGTCGCCACCTGCACGAACTCTCCGATCCAGGTGATCAGGCTGCCGTTCCCCGGCAGGATCTCCACCACCTGCTCGGGTTCCATGATGGGGAGCCCGTCGGAGCAGTCCATCCCCTCCGCCTCGAAGATGGCGTTCTGTTCCTTCTGCGGGTCCACCGCATCCGTGTAGCGGCGCAGCCCATAGGTGCCATCGAAGCGAGACACGGTGGAGGCGGACTCGTGGGGGGCGAAGTCGGCGTACTTGAGGTCGCCCTCGGCAATCTTCTCGCCGAAACGGCTGGCCTCCTCGACCTGGTACACCACCCGCCCCGTCTCGTCGTAAACCAGCTGGAAGTCCAGGGTGTCGACCCGGACCATCTCCTGCCGATTGGCGTTCGGGTGGGGGTGTCCCCCGATCATGCGGACTCCCTAGTGCAGTTGATGCGAGGCGCCGAGCCAGCTGGCGTCGTCGCCGCCGGGATGGGCCAGCTGCCGGCCGTCGCCCCGCCCGGGGACCACGATGCGGGCGTTCGGCCCCCGCGGCAGCCGCTCCAGCAGCGTGGCCCGCGCCTCGGTGAGCGCCGCCGTGGCGATCTGCAGGGCGTAGAGCGCCTTGCCCACCGGCTCGGAGTCCACGTCCCACTTGGCCAGCAGGTAGCTGGCGTGCATGAGCAGGTACTCTTGCACCACATCGTCGTACTGGGGGTCGCAGGCCACCACGCCGCTATCGCTCGTGCGCCCCGTACTGCGGAGCGGGGCCCGCCCATAGAGCCGCACGAGCGAGCCCGTCGGGGGCACCTGCTCGAACTGGATCTCGTAGGCGGTGGAGCCATCGCTCTCCGTCGTGGTGTAGAGCCGCCAGTTGTAGGGCGTGGCCGTCGCGTAGGGGTAGCCCACGTAGTTGCCCTCGGTCGAAATGCTGACCGACACCTCTTCCAGCAGCGTGGCCACGATGGACCCCGGCAGGCTGGGCAGGGTGTAGCGGTACTGGTGCTCGACGACGGGAAACTCCTGGGTGATGGGCCCCGCGTAGGGGATGGCCAGGTCCGCGATGCCGGCGTTCACCGCATCCCGCAGTTTCCACCAGGGCGTGCGGGTGGTCATGTAGTAGATGGCCGGGCCGTGGGCGTTCGTGAGCGCCTCGGGCCAGGCCCGGGCAAAGTCCACGGAGGTCCCCGCCTGGTGGTAGGTGGTCGCCCGCCGGTGCTCGCCCATGTTCGTGCCCGCATTGAGGCTGGTCCGGGGGCAGTACACCCAGGCGTTCAGGCGGTCGACGTTCTCCACGAAGTAGTCGGCAAAGGTGCTGCAGATGAGTTGCCGCGTGGATCCCGCCGCATCGGGCACCAGGGTCAGGAGTTCGCTCCGCCGGTCGGCCAGCGTGGCTACGAGGTCGAGGATGGGGAGCCCCATACCAATGCTCCTGTCGGAGCCTCCGCCTCGACGGGCGGCCGCCCCAGCACCTCATCCTCTTCCCGTAGCTGCGCCTCGTGGAACTGACTCAGCACCTCGGGCGCCATCCAGCCCGGCACCGTGTACTCGTCGGGCGGGATGATCGAGCCGGAGGGGTCGGCGAGCAGGGCCCGGGGGGTGAGCAGGCGCTTCTCCATGTCCGCCACCCAGCGGCCCACATGCCCCAGGTAGGACGGCTCCAGGGCCACCGTGATCTCGGGCTTGGTCAGGCACCACATCAGGGTGCGCTCGTCGTAGATCCTGGCATGTCCCCCGCGAAAGGCGAGGAGATACCCGGGCGGCGCGGCGGGCACCGCCCGGGTCCAGGGGGGGTTATGGTACACGTTGGCCAATAATCTCATGGTATATTGCCTCACACAAAAACGGGACGGCGCCGCGTCAACGGCCCGCCCCACGACACCGAAGACTGGAGCTTCGATGCAGGTTCATCCTACCACGCACCAGCGTGTCCTCCTCTGGCTCAAGATCGACTTCAATGGCCCAATCCCCGAGTACCGCCCCGACCTGGGCCCCTGCTGGGTCTGGACTGGCTGCGTTGACCGTGACGGGTACGGCCAGCACAAGATCCGTCCGCGCCAGTACAAGGCGCACCAGGTTGTCTACGAGGTGGTGTATGCCTGCTCGAAGCTGCCGGGCTACCAGTACGACCATCTGTGCCGAGTACATCGCTGCGTGAACCCCACCCACCTGGAACCTGTCACCCCGAAGGAGAACTCGGAGCGGAGCGCCCCGGCTACGAAGCTGCTCTGCAAGCGTGGCCATCCGTTCGACTACTGGAACGGCAAGAATCGGTACTGCCGCGCCTGCAATGCTGAGCACCATCGTCGCTACCGATCCCAGTCGATAGCGTCGTAGGCCGCACGATAGGCGTCACTGGGAACGCTGATCGTGCGTCCTCGTTCCGCCGACTGGGTGCCCCACTTTGACTTCACGCCCTTGGCCGCATCCGCAGCAACGCCCTGCTCGGTTGTTCTAGCCCAGCTTGCCCCACAACCGTCCTGCCCGGGCCCCTTGGGACACCCGTAGATGGCGGCGTGTAAGTAGTTCTCACCGTTACCCGCGTGCGTTCCACCGATCTTCCATTTGCGCTCGACGTCCCGCTTGCCGCAGGAAGGATTGATACAGTTGTCATAATGACTCCCCTCCTTCCGCCCCTCGGTTGTCCAGTCGCCCTTGTTGAGACCAATCACATTCGCCATGGGGTACTCCATATTTGCGAACGGCCCGC